ATCCGCCATGCGATCAAAAAGCGTAAAGTGTTCCCGACAGACGACTCGGTGAAAAAAGTGGTGTGGCTGGCAATCCAGGCGGCTTCACAGAAATGGACGATGCCACTGCGGGACTGGCGTATGGCAATGAGCCGCTTTATTATCGAGTTCGGTGACCGCCTGGACGGCCACTTCTGAGAAAAGGTATTTACACAGAATCCTGAACAGGCTCAATTATTAGAAAGAGTGATTTGCTTGTTAATTATTAGCTCGGCAGTGCCGGATCAACATGACCCTGCCACTTAGGCCATTGCCGGTTTACCTACTTTTGTAAGGTTCAGCATGAAGTTTTTATATACTCTTCCTAATATCAATAGTGATGCTCGCTTATGTTAGCTGCTTCTTGTACATAGTAGCCTTCTCCGACAGTACTGCAATGAGCTGAGAGTAAAAGTCGATAAACAATAAGGAGGTTCACAATAAATATTTCTCGGTGAAACTTTCAAAGCATTCTCTGTTTTGCTAAATCGACAATTATAAATCAACAACATTTAGTGTTATATCAATATTATTTAGCCTTGCAATCTCTGATGAATCACTTGCTATTTTAGCTTTTAATTTATCAATATTAATCATATCTTCATGGCTTATATAAACCATATCACCTTGGTTAACTTTAGATTTGTTCACTATGGCTTGAATAACAGACAAATCATCCATTACACCTCTCATAAATTTCACCATGCTTTGATCTTTGAAGTCAGATATCGATTTTGAACGTTGCTTACGTTGAATTGTTCCTTTTGTAATTACTTCATTAATTTCTTTTAAACCAGTGAGCATATCAGACAGACTGCCTTCGCAACTCATCCGATGTTTTATTGCATTGCGATTAATAATATTGAGTATAATTTCGAGTGAATCTTTATCACTCCATGGATGTAATGATGTATAATCATGATGGCGTCGAATGGCGTCAATCATATCCTGGACCATATCTTCATCTGCTTTATCGCAAAGTTCATTCACGAAATAGCTGGGGTCGATTATTTTACAATAACTTGGAGTTAGGTATCTTGAGGCTTTACAAAAACCAAAAATATATAAAGTAGAGTATTTATCTTTCAGACTCTCTCCTATTTCATTTATTTTCTCAAAAGATTCGATAGTTTTTTTAATTTTTGCTGGACTTGCATTCGTAGTAACTTGAACTGCTATCATGTTTTTATTATCAGCTAAATCAATGGCGGGAAAATTAACTTTAATCTGATTCATGTTTACCAGTTCACCCATTTTCAGCGCGCGAAACATAAAGATGGTCAATGACTCAATTATTCTTTCCATGTCATGAAAGCCTGCCTGTTTGCGTTGCGCGATATAAAGCTGGAGTAGTGCAATATCACTCTGTAAGTTTCTAATAAGTGGATCAATCATAGCTAATAATCCTTTTCAATGAAGCTGGAGGTGTGTTTAACTATTAGTTAAATTTCTATTTTTATAGAAACAAGCTTTACAACTTCATCAAAGTTTCTCAAATCCTAATCCACTTTGCAAATCCACTAACCATGCTGAATGCTTTCTGTTGTTAAACATATCCGCTGCTGGCACCAAGCAGACAAACACACTAACTCTACCCTACTCCACAAAAGAGCCAATCAATATCTGAACTAATAAACTTTAATCTCATCACTTCAATAAATATCGAGCATTTCCCTGATAGAATGCTAGTATGCGCTGCATAACTTCACTCTTCCGGCACTCGCGACAGATTATGTTCTGACGCCTGTCGTAGCGACGTATTTCTCCGTCAGGTAATGACCAGATAAGGTCCGGATCAACCGCAGATGGTTCCTTCAGCTTTGCCCTTGAGAGCTTTTTACGGGCATTTTGCCAGTCCTTACGCGCCTGTTCAGACGGGAATAACCCGTAACCAGAGTTGTATACATCGCCGCTGGCAACCAGCTCTCTTGCGAGAACGCTCATCAGATATCTTGTCGCACCTGTCTTGACTTCCAGTTGCCGTAACGTCTCACGCCCACTCCGGCGTACGAGTTCAACAACCTGCCCTTTAATTTTTTCCCGCTCTTCTTGTGTAAAAACTTTTGCCACAAGCCCTCCTGAAAATTACCTCATGACCAGAAATTAACACTTACCCCCTGAAGCCCGGCGGAATTTCGGTATCCGGCTCAGAAATATGATTCACACAACGCTGTACAGACGAACGCCCCAGGCGGATAACCAGTTCATCCCATTTTTCGCGAAGCTTTGACGGACTCATGATATTTTTTACCCAGAATGGATCCCGCTGCACCCGACCAAACATTTCACAAATTTGTCTGTGAGTTCTGCCATCCAGCATCCGCATTGTGCGCACGTCGTTGGCCCATGCGGTCCAGTTGGGTTCTTTCGGTCGCGAAATCTCGCCATCATCGCTGGCGGCCTGCTCGTAAAGACTCACGATTCGCCCCCAGATCCACTGCGCACACGCCAAATCTTCCTGGCTGCCCCACTGGCGTTTTTTCGCACTGAACACAACCGCGTCAGGGTGTCGGGTTAAAAAATCCTGTTCAACCGTCTGCGGGTCCGGTTGCGAAGCTTCCGGACGAGAAGTCTTTTTATTCTCTGTAGTAATCTCTGTTGTATTCTCTGTAAGATCATCAGGCCATTTTGACCCGATGACATTGAGTCGTTTTGAACCAATGGAGCGTTTCATTTTGACCTCTTCCATCGTGTCATTTTGACCTGATGGAGCGGCGCATTTTGAACCGATGGATTCGCTCAATTTGCCACCATCTAAAAGCTCGCTCCCATAGTTGATCGTGTAGAAATTGGTCATATCGCGCTTTGATTTATTGAGCTTTTCACAACGCAAAAGCCCCAGCGTTTTCAGACTTGCAAACGCGCGCTTTAACGTTGACTCTGACCAGAATGGGAACTGTTCCAGCCATTGTTCCGTTGTGTTATAAATCCAGCGAACACCATCACATTCCATGCCGGAGTTGGTATCTCTCAACCAGTAGTGCAGTTGTTGCAAAACAATGGCTTCGTTTAAGCCAATTTTCATTGCCAGCTGCGTGTTTATAACCAGTGGGCGTTCAGCAAAAAGAAGGCTCATAATTCCATCCAGCTTTTTGTTGGTATTGCTGTCGATACGCAAGCTTGAAAGCAATTGCTTTTTCTATAAGTTCGTCAGTTTCACGATCCACTACGGCAGGATCAGCAAAAAGCAGTCCGGACTCCACCACATCGCCATATTCTTTGTTTAACCCGGCGATCATGCACGTGATGCTTTTTCCGTCAGTAATTTCACGATACAACCTGAAATCACTAATCCGGATAGCCTCCATAATCGCAGGCACTAGCGCCGTGAACTTTTCACGCTTATCCCTGGTGTCGATAGCCTTCCAGCGTTCGAATATCTTCACTCGATTAACACCAAGCGCTCGCTGATCAACCGCGCCACCTTCATCTGTGACACGCTGAACATCGATGTTCGGGCGCTCTTTCAAAGCCCAGAATGCTTCAGTGATTAATATCGTCGCCTGCTCCTGTGTCATTCCTGGTCGACATATCCAGGCATCCAGAGCCTCACGAGCCTGTTCAGGAGTGATTTTCATTGTTCAACCGCCCCGCCCGCTTCGTCTTACGATATTCATCATAAACTTTGGGATCATACTGAAGCTCCCCGCCAGATGCCTCCTGTAGACGCATCGCGCGACCTTCAGGAACCAGTATCCCCCAAGCAGCAACACTTGCCAGCCTCACTCCTGCGGCATTGGCAAGCTTTGTTTTGCTGCCAAAAAAAGTAATTGCGTCAACTTTAAGCATCAAATCCCCCTCTTGTTAGACTTTTCTAACATTATTGTGCGCGGGATACCTAAGTCAAGAAAAATTAGAATTACCTAACTATGGATACAAGAACCCTGGGCCAGCGAGTTCTGGCGCGACGAAAAGAATTACGCTTAACACAACGAGAAGCCGCGCGCCTCGCTGGAGTTGCTCACGTCACAATTTCACAATGGGAAAGAGACGAAACCCAGCCAGTCGGAAAACGATTGTTTGCTTTAGCGGATGCTCTGAAGTGCTCACCTACATGGCTAATGTTTGGTGACGAAGACAAGGCACCAGTGCCTGCACAAGAACTTCATGTGGAAACAGAGCTAACTCCCAACCACAAAGAATTGATCGAATTATTCGATGCTCTTCCATCTTCCGAGCAGGAAGCCTTGCTGTCTGAAATGCGCGCAAGAGTAGAAAACTTCAACAAACTCTTCGAAGAAATGCTTAAAGCGCGTAAAAATAAATCAATAAAATAACATTCTTTTCAAGTGATTAGTTGCGCCCACCCTTTTTGTTAGATCAATCTAACAAAAAACACTTGCCTCTCATGTTAGGTTATTCTAAATTATTTTCCATCAAGACACCGCACGGTGTTCTCAGCAAACAGTTCCGCTACCCCGGCGTTAAGGGGAAATGAGGTCAGCATGGATACTATCGATCTTGGCAACAACGAATCTCTGGTGTACGGCGTGTTTCCAAACCAGGACGGCACGTTCACCGCAATGACGTATACCAAAAGCAAAACGTTTAAAACCGAATCTGGAGCGCGTCGCTGGCTGGAAAGAAATTCAGGTGGGTGATATGGATTTCGACACAATCATGGAAAAGGCTTACGAAGAATACTTCGAAGGCCTTGCCGAAGGCGAAGAAGCTCTCAGCTTCAGCGAATTTAAACAGGCGCTTTCCAGTTCGGCAAAATCTAACGGCTGATAAGCGAAACAGCACCGCGAGGAATCAGTATGCAGAAACGAGAACCCGTTATCATCGCGCCAGACTATACCGATGATGAACTTTATGAGTGGATGCACCAGAAAATTAATGCAGCGCAGGATCTGAAATGGGCTAATGAAGCCAGGGCTAAGCAGGCTGAAAATCTGTTCTCTCTGGAGCAGGATATCACCAATCTGGAAAAAGCAGCGGCATTAAGCATTGCCAGAATGATTACATACCCGCGTTAATAGCTAACCAACGAAGCTAAGGTTGGTAATTAAGGAGTTCTCCACGGGTGAGGTGGAGTGCGTGCGCCGGACACGGGTGAGCATCCGGCACTGACAGTTTACTGAAAGGATATTTCCCTGAAAAGTCAGACCATAACGCGAAAGCGCACGGCGAGGTAGCTGGTTCATAGATAGCCTGTCGTTAAATTTTCGTCGACCGTGCGCTTCCGGTTGTGGCAATCCGCGAAATGGCGCGGCGGTAAGTATGGCGGGGTTATTCCTTCCCCCGTTGAGGACACCGGGTTGTCAGGTTGACCATACGCTTAAGTGACAACCCCGCTGCAACGCCCTCTGTTATCAATTTTCTGGTGACGTTTGGCGGTATCAGTTTTACTCCGTGACTGCTCTGCCGCCCTTTTTAAAGTGAATTTTGTGATGCGGTGAATGCGGCTAAGCGCACGCGGAACAGTTAAAACCAAAAACAGTGTTATGGGTGGATTCTCTGTATCCGGCGTTAATTGTTAACTGGTTAACGTCACCTGGAGGCACCAGGCACCGCATCACAAAACTCATTGTTGAGGGCGCGATA